AAGCTGTTCTAAATTCGGCCCGGTGGTTGGCTTCGCCATTAAGCCGCCGTAATCGTCACGCCGCTGGTGTAGACCTTGAACACATCACCCGTGGCGATTGTCTTCGACGCATCCAGGGCGCCGTAGAACAGCAGGTTGCCCGCGCTGCTCGCGTCCCAAACGCCGATATGCGTAAGCGTCCCCCAGGACGAAGTCGCGGTGTCAAACTCGACCGCGCCGCTGTTGGCAGCGGAGCCGGAGGATGCGGCAGAGAACGCGATTGCCTTGCGAACATATCCGGTGCCGGAGGTTGAGACCTCTGCGCCGCTGGCGTCGTCAGCCGGGTTGGCAGTGTGAAGCGACAGGTAGACTGCTGCCGGTGCCGAGGTGCTGGCGGTTCCCAGGAAGTGATCGAGAAACTTGTTCTCCAGATAATCGCTCATCGCGCTCATGTGAGTTCTCCGTAGTTGCTGCGCATAGTCGGTGCGCCACCGATGCGAGCGCGCTGTTCATCAAGTTTGATTTCCTCAATCGCGCGCTGCGCCAGCGCTTCAAAGCCAGCCGCGCGCTGGTCGTCGACCAGGTAGATCGAGGCGGCTGAAAGCGACGAGTAGAGATAAGCGTCCGGGTAGCGGGTCAGCACCCAGTTGTTCGTGTTGCTGTCGGACAGCGCGTCGAGGCCGTCGATGTAGGTCAGCTCAATCGTATACTCGGTCGTATCCGGCGTCGGAGCGATCTTCATCTCCTTGCCGACGACGGTGTAAACCGCAGGCTTGCCGGTGACGCTGCCGGTGTATTCGCGCTCGATCTGGTCGGGCGAAACGTAGCGAAGCGTCTGGCGCGGCGAGGTGTTGAGCTGCACATGGCGGATCTCGCGCAGGCCAGTCGGCAGCGCAATGTATTGATCGTTCGCGGTCGTCGTAACCGTCGCGCGCTTTTCCTGCTCGCGCGTCTCCAGCTCACGCGACAGGCGCGCTTCAGCCAGGTCGATAAACTCAGGGATGCGCGCCGTCAGATCGTCGCGCCCGAGCCAGTTGGCGACTGCTGTTTGCAGCTCGCTGTAGGTGCCGATCGCCATTAGACGCGCCCGCCGGTGGTGCGCCAGGCGCGGTTCTCAGGATCGTTTAGCCAGCGCTTCCACGCCTTCAGATTGTCGTGGCGTGGCTCGCCGAGTTTCTTGACGAGGTCGTAGTAAACGGTCGCCGGGATCTCCGCGACCTTCTGCTGATGCCGCTGGGTGTTGCCCAGCATCGTGCCGTATTTCCAGTCGTTCGCGGCGCGCTTGTTCTGCTCGATGATGGGCGCAACCTCTTGCTCGGTGACGACGGTCTTATCGTCTCCCGAAAAGTGCATGTAGGTCTTCTTGCCTGGGGCTTCGGTGAGGAGCTTCTTCATCAGTTTATCGCCACGTTTGTGAGAACATCTGCGTCGACCTGGTCGAACATGTCTTGCAGCTCTTCGCTCGCGTCTTCCTCCGTGTCGAAGGGGCCAAGCTGGACGAGAACGAAAAACTTCCCGTCGCGCTCCATCACGCTGAAAGTTCCGAGCATCTAAATCTCCAACGAAAAAGGGGAGGCCGAAGCCTCCCCTTCATCGCATCAATGTGACCTCAGATTAGGAGGTCGAAAGGTCAACGACGGCGGCATGCGCCTTCGGTGCCTTCATAACGAGCGTCCACTCAGACACGATCGCGAACTTGGTCGCGTCGCCCGTCGGGGCAACGTCGGAGACCGAGAACATGCGACCGGGCAGGTGACCGATCGAGTAGAAGTCAGGATCAAGCAGGAAGATTTCCGTGTTCGCTGCCTGACGGTCGATGACCACGTTGAGCGTACCGAAGTCGGTCAGGTACATGCTCACCGAGCCGATGATGACTGCATCGGTCGGCGCGTTGGCCGTCATGTGGAGCTGGTTGGTCACCGCGCTGCCCGAAGACAGATCGGAGAACGCAACCTTGTTGGCCGGAGAGACAACCAGCATCGACGGGTTGCCGCCGTCCACATAGGCAGCTTCCATCGCGTCGTCGATCTTCGCCAGGGTCAGGGCCGCATTGGCACCGGCCATGTCGGAGACGTCAGAACCATCGCCAGTCGGCGTGGTGGTTGCACCTTCGACCACCGTGTTGGTGATGTACGACAGCAGCTTGCCCGCCTTGCGGGGATCGCTGCCCGAGCGGGCTTCGTTCTTGAAGAGAGCCTTCTCGACGTCGCGGCGCTGCTCGATGCCCTTCAGCACCTTCACATACGCGGTTTCGCGATCGCGGCCAGCAGAATCGACGACGTCGAGGGTATTCGACACCGAAGCAGCCTGGACGCTGATCTGGTGGTAGTTGCCACATTACCTTCAGAGCAGATCGCTAATCTGCCCCCGCTCTTCCGAGCTGCTCTGTGTCGCCACAGAGATGAGACTATATCATCACCCCGAAGGGTGTCCCGCGCTTCCCTGCCGCTTGGCAGGTACTCCAAAAGGATAGTCGTTGAACCTTCCTCTTTCGAGGCTTGGCTGCTGATTGTCTCAGAGAGAGTTCCCAGCAATTCACGGGATTTGCATTACGCCTTACGACGTAATGGCCCTAGCTAATTAAGGCGCGTCGTTGCCGACGGGTTGACGTAGGAGTAATCGGCGCCTTCGTTGACATAGTTGGTGTCAACAGCGGCGGCGAGTTCCTGAACTTGCCACTCATGGAAAATACCCGAAGTGGTTACTTTCTCGGCGTTCGAGAACACCGGGGTTTCATCGGGGTCGATCCGATAAATAACGTCGGCGAGATCTTCGCGCTCACCGATCGCTGTGCTGGACGTATAGGTCGCCATAGTAGCGGTTCCTTATCTTAGGAGGTTAGGAGATAGTCGACCGCGTCGTTCAGCTTTCCGGTCTTGGAAAGTTTCTTCATCGCGGCCTGCTTCCTGCGCACCTGGCCGTCCACTTTGCCCCTCGGCTGTCCCGATCGGGATACCTTGGGTGCAGGCTTTGCTTTCTTCTTCTTCACCGCCTTGTCTGTGACCAGTTGGTCATACAGCCACGCCTTGCGGAGCGTCTCGACGGCACGGGCATCGGTGATACCGGCGATTTCCTCGTCGGTGATGCCAGCGTCGTTTGCCCATGACTTGAGGGCATCGCGCTCCTTTGCAAACACATCCGGGTCCGACCACGCGGGTATCCGGCGCACCATCTCCTCTCGCTGTTCAGCGAGATGCGTTTGGCGCTGCTGTGCCATTTCGGCTTGCTGTTGCTGGCTCAGTTGCTGGCGCTCAGAGATGACCTTTTGAAACGCTTCCTGCTGCGATCGGAACTGATCGCGGGCGCGGACGTATTCCAGCGGGTCGCTCTCGTAGAGCTTGTCCCAGTGTTCCTGGCCGGGGTCCTGCGGTTGGAAGAGCTGCTCCACCTGCTGCAATGCCGCGGCATACTGGTTTCGCAGTTGACGCGCCTGCGCAATCTCAGCCTCGTTCGCTTTACGCTGCTCGGCTAGTGCTTGCGACTTGCGCGTGTAATCGGCTTGACGCTGATACCCGTTCAAAAGCTCCTGCTCGGTGACGTCGACTTCCTGGCCGTCCACCTTAACGGTGTAGACCAGTTCAGTTTCGCCATCGTCCGCGTCCTCGGCCCCATCGGCCTCGTCAGCGTCAGCAGCCTCGATGGGTTCTTCATCGTCGGCCTGGTCGTCGATTTCCTCTGGAGCGTCTGCCTCTACCGGCTCGGCTTCAACGGCTTCTTCGACGGGTTCAGATGATGCGGTCTCTTCGGCTTGCACCCCGAGGGTGTTCCGTTCGAGAAGCATCTGGACGGCAGCATTAGCCGTCAGCGGGCCGTCCCCGGCCTGCGTGGTATCGGTCATATTAACCTCTTGAATAAGGGCCGCGGTGCGGAGGCGAACGCTTGTCCGCGCGGTTATCCTTTGATGCCGCGATCAAGCTCGCGACGTGCTAGGTCGCCGGTCATGGCGACACTTTCGAGATGCGCGCGGACGCCTTGCAGCGACTTCAGCATCAGGAAAATCTTCTCGCGCCGGTCGGACTGAGCTTCCTCAGTGTCCCGCCAGGCGGAGATGTATTGGGCCTCAAGCGTTTCAAACGCTTCGGTTAAAATCTCGTCTCGCAGAAGCGCCGCAGCGCGCGCGCCACGGTCGACTTCCTCTCGCCTCTTGCCTTCATCCATCAGATGAGCAGGCTCGCCACTGGCTGGTAGCCGGTCGTGTCGAGCGGGCCGGAATAGAACTCAGGGCGCAGCGCGAAGCTCTCTTGGAAACGACGCTCCTGCTGGGGATAGAGCAGGCCATAGTCAGCGGGCGCGTTTACCGGAGCGACGTTGAGCGTCGAGGGGCGCTGCAACAGTGTCGGGTTGAGGAAGATTGGCTCGGCGGCAACTGGAGCGGCCACGTTCTCAACGACTGCGGTTGGCGTCGCGGCTTGCGGGATATAACGGCGCTGCGCGGCCGGATCAGGGCTGCTGCCCATCTGGTCAGCCGCCTCCATCAAGTCCTGCATTTCGACGTGGCCCTTGACCTGCGCGAATACTGACGGAGGACTAAAGTAGTCTAAGGCGGCAACACCTTTGGAGAAGATGCCGAACGGCGTTGGGTCTATGAAACCCATAACGGCTGATATTGCTTTTGCTGCGGGGTTGTCTGGGTCGACATTGACAGGGGTGCCGTAAGGCATTCCATTTTTGATCGCCTGGAAAGTGTATGGGTCAAGCTGCTCAAGCGTAATGTCGGCCCTGTCCGCGACGGCAGCGGCAGCTTGCCCGGCATTGGTAAAGCCGATCGCG